GAAAGCATACCACTATACAATAAAACTTCATCAGTAGATTGTGTGTCTTTGAACAGAATGGCATTTGCGTTTGTAGGTTCTCAGGAGAAATATGAGAAGGTCTTACTTGATTCATTGCAAAGAGGTATCTATGAGTTGAAATTTGCGAATATGCTTGATATATTACAGGATTTCAGCACTAAAACTTCATATGAGTATCTTCTTGATATGGCGAATATGCGTCTGGACACAGAAAAAGATAATTTCATGTTCGTATATCCAGAGGAAGTGCATAAAATTCTTACCTGTAATGAGATTATGAAGAAAAAGATTTCAATGCTGAGATATTTTGTTGCTCTTATCAGTACGTTTAATTGGTCTAAAAGCATGAGATATTGCATGGAAAATCTGCAAGGGAAGGTCAGCACTATGTCAATAGAGTATATTGCTACACAAGCAGGTATGATGTCGCAGAGGACTTGTATCAGATATAATGATATTTTATCTGAAATGAAGATGATTTATGTTTACAAGAGCAATGATAAAGAGCGTGTTGGAGATAAATTGAAGCAGATAAAGAACTGTTACAGTAGATATGCTGATAAAGACGCTTGTGAGGAATATGCGTCAAATTACGAAAACTGGTATGGTTCACAGCACATTATTGTGCGTACTCAAAAGAATAAAGAACAGGCAGACAATAATAGACGCTTGGCACAGATTTATAATCGTATCTGTGATGGATATGGTGATACATATGATGAAGAAACGATTAGAAAAGTGCAAAAGTATATTGTAAATAAGAACAAAACTCTACAAGAGGAAATTGATTCTAAACACGCACAAGAGTATATGACAGATAGTGATAGAAGATGGGTTGAAAAACTGGAATCCCAAATTAAAGATGAAAGTGTCTTTGAACAGTTTGATTTCTTGAAAGATAATGATAACTGGGGAGAACCTATTGACTTTTCTGTAGAAGAAATAATGGATATGCCTGTTTTGGATGAGGTTCAGCCAGACCTAGCATATGAGGAAGGTTTGCAGAATTCTTCAACCCTTTCTAAAGAAGAACAGATGTTGGTAAATATACCAAAAACAGATGAATCATATGTTACTGAAAATGACTTGGATTTGATTGATATAGCAAGTTTGTTTACTGATGAAGAATATGCAGATTTATATTAGGGAGGACACAAAAAATGTATGTAGCAGTTCAAAAGATTTATGGAAAATCAAAAGTCTATGGATATGCAAAAGATGTAGTTACCACAACATTAAACATAGGTACTACAATCCGCTATGGGTGGCGATATTCAGAAGAAAAATTTGAACGTGAAAATTATTCCTATAAGATTGTTGTAAAAGAATCATATCGTGAAGGTGGGAAGGTAAGACAACGGCAAGTAGTCATGGGAACTTTTCACTGGTTTGACTTTATAGATCATTATGTTTATGGTGATGAGATTTTTGATGAAAAACTGATTGATATGTTTCCAGACAGGCAAGAAGAAATTAATGCCATCTATGATGAGATTGATAAAAAGATAAATATAATTGAGCGAGAAGAATCTGATAAGTGGCATAGTTCAAAGGAATATAAAGTACATAATAAACATCTGAATTTGATACGAAAATATGAACTTGAGAAAAAGACCTTTGATATGCTTTATGGAGAGGATGTTTTTGAACAGATTTATGATATTCACTTAAAAGTGATGAATCAAGACCTATATAAGCAACTTTCCAAATTGAGGGAAGAGAAGAAAAAAGTAGATGAAGCAAAGCGTGAATATGAGCGCAGGAGCCGTGAGGAACAACAGAAGCAGTGGGAAAAATATTTTAAAGGTTTTGGAGATGGTAGTTACTCGATTGGTTCAAGCAGTAACTACACCGATAAAGAGAAGGAATATTTGAAAAAGTTTTATCGTGCATTGGCGGCTAAGTTTCATCCTGATGTTTTGGGTGGAGATAATGAGCCGATGTTGCTTGTAAATAAATTGAAGGAACAGTGGGGAGTGTGATACACATTCCCCAACTTTATGTAGAAAGTGAGGACAATCATGTTTTTATATAGAAGAAAACCAACAGAAGCAGAACAGTTATTGGAACAAATGAAAGAAAATTACTATAAATTGGAGATAGCCAGACGTGACAGAGAAATAAGTATGCTACAACTTCAACTTGCAGTAAAGGAATGTATGCTTGCTGCAAAGGAACTACGGGAGGTGACAGAATCTTGGCGAAAATGAAGGATAAAACATTGCTGCAGAAGTTACAGGACGTAATGAAGCCGTATTTAGCATCATATCTATGCTGGTATTATTCTGATCCTGAGACAAGAATCTCCTGGGATGATTTATGCAAGCAAGATATGAATTTTAGAACTACAAGCGGAGAGAACAAGACAGAAGATTTTTGCGAACAGAACTGGTTGATTCGTGAAGATGTGCAAAAAGGCATGATTATATATATGCAGCACATGAAAACATATAACCAAATGAAAGTATATCAGTCCATGTTGGCGAAAGCATTGACTGGTGATGTGAACAGCGCAAAGTATCTGGATGATTTTAACAGTAGATTGGATAAAATGGCTATGGACAATAAACAGGAGCAGTCAGAAATTGATGAACTTCTGAAGGGGGTGCAAATAAACAGTGGAGATTAGTTTGGAGAACGCAAAGAAATTAAATTGGTTATGGAGAGACGAAAATCAGATAGAGTGGATAGAGACATTTATCAAAATTGCAGATAAAAGTGGTAATATTGTTCCATTCATTCTCACTGATGAACAAAAAACATTTGTTAATGGATTGGAGCATAAAAACATTGTGTCAAAATCAAGACAACTTGGACTCAGTGTATGCTGTGCAGCGTTGTCCATTAGAAAATGTGTTTGCCATCCAAATACCACTTGCGTACTAATCTCCCACTCACAGGAATCCACAAATAAAGTTTTCGGCAAATTAAAGCAACAATTCAATTCGTTACCAGAGTTTATCAGACCACCATTATTGACGAATAACAGGCAGGAATTGACATTTACGAATGGCAGTAGGATTTCATGCCAGACAGCAGGTAATAAAGATTTGTGCCGTGGAGATACAATAAATGGTGTGCTGCATATGTCAGAATATGCCATGTGGAAGAATCAGGAAGGTCAATTACAGTCGCTTATGCAAGCGTCAACAGAATCGGCAAATATTATTATAGAGAGTACCACAAAGGGATTCAATAAGTTTACAGAACTGTATATGCAGGCACGAAGCAAAGAGAACGACTTTAAGCCGTTCTTTTTTAATTTCATCAATGGTAGGGCATTGTTTGAAAAGCAGTATGAGCAGAGTGTTAAATCTTATATGGCTAGGCACAACGGTAAGATGATTACAGAGAGCGAATATGACGAAGAAGAAAAATACCTTGCCAAATTGGGAATGACACCAGATCAGGCAGTATGGAGAAGGGCAAAGATAGCAGAATCTTCCCTTGATGCTTTCCATGAAGAATTTCCGAGTACATTTGAGGAATCTTGTATTGTTACTGGTTCAAGTGTATTTGATAATTCTAAGGTTATCAGATTGCAACAGGCGATTGCAGAGAAGAAGATTGTTCCATTGGCACTTGATAAGATTGTCGGACTTCCTAATATATTGCGTTCTCATGTGCAGAATAGGAATTTTATGGTATGGTCGATTCCGAAAAAGGGAATGAAATACTATTTGGGTGTGGACGTTGCTGAAGGACTTGGTGGGAAACGTGACTATTCTACAATATTTGTCATGGATAAGGAAGGTAAACAGGCAGCACAATTCAAGTCCAATAAGATTAAACCATATCAGTTTGCAGGTATTGTGGATGCTGTGGGGAGATGGTACAACAAAGGACTGCTTACAGTGGAAAAGGCAAGCGGTGGGCATAGTGTAATTGAGAGATTGAGATATGAGAAGCATTATATGAATATGACAAAGTACAAAACCTATGATGAGTTCAAAAGGACGATATGGCAGGTAGGTTTTGATACGAATAATAAGACCAAATCCATTGCAGTAAATGACGCTAGAGAGTGGTTTGACAAGGGTTTGGTGGATATAGTGAGCAATGATTTGTTGGAGGAAATGAAAGTGTTTGTGGCTGAGGACAGCGGAGCTTTTAATGCTGTATCTGGTTCACATGATGACTTGGTTTCCTCTTTTTGGTTGTGTTTACAAGGGTTTAAGAATGGATTCTGGTATCCGTTCTAGGAAGGAGATATATGGACAGATTAAGTTACTACATTGAAAAACAGTATGGGAACAATCCCAGATGGTTTCAAGAGGAAGTTATACAGGGCAATCATGCTAAAAGAATCAATGACGTTATCAACAATAGGGATTATTTGGCAGGTAAGCATAAAGTTCTGTTGCGTCAGGACAGCCAGTATAAGGGAAAGACATTGATTGTTAG